CAGCTATCCCAGCAAGTATTTCAGGCGATACGTTTACGTTACCAGTAGATTGCTCAAGCCTGTTAGCTTCAGCGACAATAGGATTCTTTGCAAATTCAGCTATCCCAGCAAGTATTTCAGGCGATAAGTCACCCAAGTTTAAGCCGCCAGTAACCGCGCCGGGGCTGAGGCGCTGGCCTGTTACGTTGATGAGATCGCCAGAATAATCGCCCGCATAGGGGAGGCCTGTTGCGGGATCGACTGTGTTTCCTGCGGCAGCTTCGGTCAAATACTTTTCTGCAGGTGTCTTAAAGCCGCCAAGTTTTACGTTTTGAGTCGTGAAGGGCCTAGCGTTGACTACAATTTCTGCGTTTGGCCCACCACCACTGCTGCTACTTGATCCACCGCCAACTCCCAATTCTCTAGCTATGTCTGGGGACAGGTAGCTCATTGCACCTGAAGCAACACCACCAAGGAGCGAGTTCTTTAAGCTCTGCCCTGTAACCAAACCGCCTGCCGTAGAGCCGAGGCCAGTGCCTATTGCAGTACCCGCTCTAAGGCCAATGTTCGAGGCTCCAATTTTACCTAAAGGACCGCCAAGATATTGACCGCCAGCCGCGCCCAAGCCACCCAGCGCCGCGCCTTTAAGGATATTGTCACCCTTGAGTGCGGCGCTTAGGCCACCAACGCCAGCACTTGCTCCAATGGAACCAAGGGCGCCAAGACCTAGACCGGGAATGATAAATGAAGCAGCAATCGGAGCTAGAGTTCCTGCGATCTCGCCAATCGTACCCAGCGTACTCTTGTTTCTCTTCTCGTTAGCAACGGTCGTGTACTTACCCGACGGGTCTGCGGTTTGAATATCGTATGATGCCTTGCGGCCCTTTGCATCGGTTATGCTCTGGCCCAGTCGGGTCGCCTCGCGTGCGGCGTCGTAGCCCGTGCCCTCAAACACAACTGTTTTAGTGTTAAGATCAACAAGGCGCACCGGTTGATCAGGCGTCATTGCAAAAACATTGCCGCCCATCTTTCCCGTGGGGTTACCTTTGTTAGATACCGGCGCGGTAATGTACTGTATGTTTGGGTCTTGGATTACGCCACCCATCCGACCGCCGCCAAAACCGCCTAGACCACTTAGGTTCAAGCCGCTTATATCGTAAGGCGCTGCAAGAGCAGGAGATCCAATACCCATAATAGGCTCAGCCGCCTGTACGGTCGAAGGCATTACAGCAGCGCTGCGTGCTGGTTCGGCATAATACCCAGCAGCAGCCAGAGCATCCTGTAAGGCGGGATCATCAAAGTAATAATCTTCAAACATGCCTAAGATCCCTGACTAATCACTTCATTAAAACGCATTGCCCATTCGTGCCAATCGTCAAACTGATATGCGTCTGGAATGCCAAGAGATGCGAGTGACGCAATCGATGATAACCCAGATGCCCAGTTTTTCCAATCGCTTTCATCCATAAGACGAGTAGCAACGCCAAAATCTTCAATCGACGGGAACATATAGTCCGCCCAGTCCACAACATTGTCTACAATGCGCGGATCAATCGTGGTGGTAATGACCTTCGCCATTAGCTCTGATACCTACCATCAGCCGCTTCGATGTGGACAATGATCTGGCCCATCTGATAGTCGCCGCCTACCGTGTTCGAGCTGAACCTGAAGCGAAGCTCACGCCGTTGCTCCTTAAAGAACACCTGCTGCTCATACTTCTCGTTTGCCACAGCCGGGAAGGTGCGCAGTGGGCCATAGACTTCAGGCGCACGAGCATTGATTCTGCCTGTGATCTGGGCCGTCATGTCGCCCTGCTGCACGAAGTCAGGCTCAATCATCTCAACGTGGATTGAGCGACTGCGCGGGTTATTATCAGTGAGCAACGATATATCGCCCGTCTCGAAATAGCTTTCGATTGCGTTGAGCGCAGAGCCATCGATCTCATCAACGCCAAATTCATGCTGCCAGATGCGGTATAGATCCGGACCATTGTTAACCACGCGGATAGCTTCGCTTTCAGTAACCCGCGTATCACCGCCTTCTGTAATGCGGATGTCAGGAACGCCGGGACTAATTGGGTTGATGTCAGCAAGAATCGGGCGGTTAAGCGAACCAGCATAGATACCAGCAGAGCGCCCAATATTCGGCAGCTCCGTGTCGTACCATGTCTGCTCGCGGAAGTTATAGATCACAGCGTGCGTGCATTCAGTCGCATCGCCACGCGGATAGCACCACCAGATCTCGCCAAAGCGCGGAACCTTATAGGCGAAGATCTTATTCGCGTATGTCTGGTTCAGCCCATCAAAGAAGTAATTAATGTTCATGTTGTTCGGTACTTCGCGAACCACACCATTGTACATCATGAACCGGCCATCACCGACCCAGAAATAGATCCCATCATACTCAATAACGCCATTGACCGCGATGATCGACGAGGACGAACTAATTGTGTCGAACGCGAAAACATCCGTACCACCTGTGTAGTATGTGCGGATCAGGCTATCGAGCGTCCACAGGAGGCCAGCAGGGTTCTGACCACCACCACGCAGCGGTAAACCCTTGACGATCTTTGAGGATGAAATAAACGCATCGCCAGCATCGCCGGTAGTAAAGTTCGTGGGATCGTTTGCATCCGACCACTTCACGAAACCGTTCTGGGAAAACATAAACAGGTACGGGTGAAGCACCACAATGCCACCGCTCACACCAGCCGTTGGAATTTGCGTCAGGGGCGTCGTAGTATAGATGTCGCCGATATAGGCGGGAAAGTCTGTGCCGGTTGAAATATCGGTTGCAGCATCTGTAGCGTGCGCGATCAACACAGTTGAGCTGCCAGCGCCGTCGAATAGCGCATCGAACTGCCACATGAATTCTGGGCCGCCTGTGTACCCTGCAGGTGCGCGTGAAACCAGAGAGCTGGTGCTGCCCGTTTCATCAATCGTCATGCGCTGTAGGCCCTCACCATAGCCCATATGGGTATAGGTAAAGTTGTTCAGTGACTGCAGGTGAAACTGATTGACAGTGCCTTCAACGAAATTCGTGATCTGCCGATACCCGCCGATCTTGCGTGGAAGCCCGCGCTGAAACCGAACCCACTGTCCGTCAACGTAAAAGTTCCCCTCGAACCTCGTACCATCCCGCTTGATACCGGGCTGTGAATTGATGTTGACGGGTACTAGGGTCATTAGATGACCGCTTCAGGCCATACGATGCTGAACGGATTAGCTTGCGTGGTTATGTCGCGCAATGCTTGGCGGTATGTAGCCCATGCAGCGGCGTCTGCCGAAGCGTCAGGTAGCTGCGTCCAGTCCGAAGCAGCCAACAGCCTGTTACGTTCAGCGCGGATAATAGGCCATTGCGCTCCAACCTTTGCTGCTGACTCGTCTGCGCTAAGGTCCGTCACAATGTAATTCTGCGTCCAAACGCCGTCGATCAACAACGCTGGGCCTTCTTCAATGTGCTGTGTGGCTGCATCGTGATATGGTGGCGTGACAATCTGCTTTTTGTGTACGCCAAAATGCTCAACCTGTTCTTCGGTCAAGCGGCGGGCGTAGCAATAGTTATCCGCGTCCCACTGCGTCGGCTCTACATCAAAGATGTGCCGTATGAAGGTGTCGCCTTGGGCTTGGACATACCACATTATTCTGCTTCCTTTGCTTCCCGCTTGGCGGTTACACGTACAACAGCCGCATCGTAGGCTGCTTGGTCTTCAATCTGTTCTTGCAACGCTGCCATAATAGCCAACACGTTGCCCATCTGTTTGCGCGTATCGTTTAATCTTTCAGCTACGTTGGCCGCAAACTCATTGTCTGTAGCTTTTGCCAACAAATACTCAAAGTTTTTGCGGTCAAAGTCGTAATGAAAATGTTCCACCTCACGCGCATACACAGCGTCCGCAAGAATGTCGTATTTGTAATCATCGCTGAGTTGTGTGTAAATCATGTAATATCTTTCGTTATTAAGCGGGGCTAAAAGCAACGCTTTGGCCATTAATAGGTGGCAGCGATCCGGGGTCTGCGTATTTAGTGCCGAAGCCAGTACCGGCGTTCCACGGGTACGCGGTAACATTAGGTGATGCAGCGTGCGCTACCGCGATAGCATCACCAGCAGGAGAAAACGTGGTGGCGTAACCTTGAGAAGGAGGTAGTGTAGCTGGATTGGTATATTTGGTTCCAAAGCCGCTGCCACTCCACGGGTACGCGGTAATAAATGGTGAAGAGTCATGTGCTATAGCGATAGAAGTACTTGCAGGATTAAAGGCAACGCTGTACCCATCAAAAGGAATTACCGTAGCTGGATTTGCGTATTTTGTACCGAACGCGCTGCCACTCCACGGGTAGGCGGAAACATATGACGCGGTAGCGTGTGCTAAAGCGATAGCAGTCCCCGCAGGACTGAAGGCTACGCCGCGGCCAGTGCCAGCGGGTAGTGTAACTGGGTCGGTATATTTAGTTCCAAAACCAGTACCGGCGTTCCACGGGTATGCTTGGATAAAAGGTGTTGTATTGGTTGCTACAGCAATAGCAGTACCCGCAGGAGAAAAAGCAACGCTAAAGCAATTACCGGGAGGTAGTGTAGCTGGGTTGGTATATTTGGTGCCAAACCCCGAACTGCTCCACGGATATGCGGTAACAAAAGGTGATGTGGTGTGCGCTACAGCAATAGAAGTACCCGCAGGGTTGAATGCTACGCCGTTGCCGCTACCAGTAGGAAGCGTAGCTGGATCGGTATATTTAGAGCCAAACCCAAACCCAATCCACGAATACGCGGTAATAAAAGGTGATGTACTGTGTGCTACAGCGATATTATTGCCGTCAGGACTAAAAGCGACGCTTTGGGCACTGCCTGCAGGCAGCGTGGTCGGGTTGGCATACTTGCCGCCAAAGCCAGTGCTGACGTTCCACGAGTATGCTTGGATAAAAGGTGTGGTGCTAGTTGCTACCGCGATAGATGCTAATGCCGCCGCGTTGCCTGTTTGATACAAATAGTTTGCCATCCACTTAGTTGCAGTAACCTTAATTGCCATTAACGTATTATTTGGGTAGACACTTAACGATCCCGTTGTCCCGTCGCCAAAAACTAGCGTGTCGCTGGTAATTGCCACATTAACGCGCGTACCGCCGTTTTCGGCGGTAAACAGTACCACCGTACCAATAGGGAACGCAACGCTGGCGTTAGCGGGTATGGTGTATGTGCGGACAGTAGTGTCGGCTACAGGGTGAAATATCTGCTTACCAGCATCACCAAGAACCAGTGTGTAGTTTGCTGATTGGCTGTTTTGCGGATACGCCACTGCGTTCGATGGAAGCGCGGTAGATGCCCAGTTTGTGCCGTTACTTGTTAAGACGTTACCAGTAGTGCCCGGAGCTACAGCAGCCACCGCCGACGTGCCATTGCCGATCAGGACGTTATTAGCCGCAAGCGTAGCTGCACCCGTACCGCCATTGGCTACAGGCAAGATGCCAGTAACGCCAGTGGTCAGGCTTACTCCACTAATCCCACCAGTCGATGTAAGCGTCCCAGTGACTACAGCATTACCAGCCACAGTGACATTCGCGCCATTCGCCGTCAGCGCAGTTACGCCGCCAGACTGCAGCTGCAGAACACCAGAGCCGTCGCCAGTTACGACCGCGCCGCCAGTGGTATTGCTTGCGTTAATGGTTGTTGGCATTGGTTA